CGCAAAAATAGCTGGTGTAGTTTTTGGTGCTAATGAAAACTCTGGTCTTGGGTTGGGTTTTTACACAAGTACAGGTACGTCAGGCGCAGTAAATGAAGCTGCCCGTATAGACTCCAGCGGGAATTTGTTGGTGGGGACTACGACAGCACCAAATGCAACGTTTCTTACAAAGTCAAACTTTATTGGGTTACAAACATCAAACCCTGCTGACTCTACAAAATGGCGACAAATTGTGTTTGCTAATAACTCTACTGACGCTACTTTATATTTTCCGAACGGAACAAACACGGCAACTCTGTCGTCGGCAGGGACGTGGACTAACGCTTCTGATGCCCGCCAAAAGACAAACATTGTTGACATCAAGTACGGCCTTGACACGGTATTAAATGTGAAGCCACGCAGTTATAACCGTACTGATGTTAAAGGCGAATTTATTGGTTTTGTGGCTCAAGAACTCAAAGAAGTTATCATTGAAGTTGTTTTTGGTTCTGATGAAACATCGTACAGCGTGGACTATGGTTCACTTGTTGCAGTTGCTTTTAAAGCCATACAAGAACAGCAAGCCCTAATTGAATCCCTTACAACCCGCTTGGCAGCACTTGAAGCCAAATAACCCAAAGGAAAATCATGTCAGCTACTATCAACTGGACAATTGACTGGCTCCAAGCATCCACCCAAACCATTAACGGCCATAGCGAGGTCGTTCTGACCTGCGGCTGGCGCTGCACGGGCACTGAGGCAAACACTGCCACACCCCCTGTGACGTTCACCAACTCTATATACGGCACTTGCTCGTTCCCTAAACCTGCTGCTGGCGGCTCTTTCACCCCATTTGCTCAACTGACTCAAGCTCAAGTTGTCGGCTGGTGCTGGGAAAACGGCGTGAACCAAACCGCTACTGAGGCTGCTATTAACAGCAACTTGGCTGCTCAGATTACACCCGCCACTACGCAACCACCCTTGCCTTGGGCTACACCTGCGGCATAAGGTATAATAATCTAGGCTTTACCGCTGCCTCAAAGCGGGATATTTAAAGGAAATAGTATGTTTAATTTGAATCTTGCTGAAGAAGAAGTTGTGATGATCTTGAATGCTCTCAATGAGCTTCCCCGTAAATTCTCAGCTACATTGTTTGACAAAATCAATGCCCAAGCTGTACAGCAAAAGCAAGCCGCTACGGCCAGCCCTGCTGCTGCAACACCCGAAGCTCCTGCTGCTGAGTAAATGCGGATAGCTGTCTCGGCTATCTCTAAAAACGAGGCTGGTTTTGTTAAGCGTTTCTGTGAGTCTGCTAAAGATGCGGATTTAATCTGTATTGCAGATACCGGAAGCACTGACGAAACAGCTTCGTTAGCTAGAGATTGTGGGGCAACGGTGCATGAAATTTGCATCAGCCCGTGGCGCTTTGACCATGCAAGGAATGCGGCACTAGCCTTAATTCCAAAAGACATAGACATTGTTATTAGCCTTGACCTAGACGAGGTGTTAGAACCCGGCTGGAGAGAGGAAATTGAGCGTGTATGGGTAGAAGGTACAACTCGCCTACGCTACAAGTTTGATTGGGGCTGCGGCATTTCTTTTTACTATGAAAAGATTTTTGCCCGTCATGGCTATCATTGGTGGCATCCGGTTCATGAATATCCTAGACCAGATAAACGTATTGATGAGGTTTATGCCCACACCGATATGTTATTGGTTAGCCATCATCCTGATCCTACTAAGTCTCGTGGGCAATATATGCCACTACTGGAATTGTCGGTAAAGGAAGACCCTACTTGCCCTCGTAACGCATTTTATTTTGCTAGGGAGCTAACTTTTTACTCCCGGTGGGATGAGGCTATAGAAGCTTTGCATTCATATCTCAAAATGCCAGAAGCTACTTGGCAAAATGAGAGATGCTATGCGATGCGATTGCTTGGTAAAGCTTATCAAGAAAAAGGTGATTATTGGTCTGCATTAAAATGGTATAGGTTGGCTTGCGCTGAAGCTCCTGTTACTAGAGAGCCTTGGGTAGATTTGGCTTTATTTTCTTATGTAAATTCGATGTGGTTGGAATGCTATACAGCAGCCAAACAAGCATTAAATATTACAAATAAAGAAGAAGTTTATACAGCAGACCCTACTGTATGGACTGAAAAGCCTTATGACCTAGCCAGCATAGCCTCATGGAATATGGGCATGAAGGATGAGGCTATAGCATTGTGTAAAAAGGCTTTAGAATTTAACCCAACTGATACTAGACTTATTAATAATTTAGAAAAAATGGTAACTTAAATGAGTGACTATTCCCGTGTTCGTACTCCGTTTGTAAACATGAGCTTTACACCCGATGTTCCAAGTAATGCTCTTGGACCAAACGAGTACAACATTGGGCTGAATATTGAGACTGACGTTCGAGGTATCAAAAATGTGGATGGTGAGCAAAACGTCCTGTCTGCCATTCCGGGTACTGTTTTCTTTGTGGCTGGCGGTTTCCGCAGTTCTAATCAGTGGGTATATATCTGTGCTACTACTCAAGGAAAGTGGTACATGGTTACTTCTTCTGGTATTAGCAACATTACGCCGGGAGTAGGTGGAAACCCTAATGTTTCTTTGTCTGGCTATTCAGATAACACTAACATTACTTCTGATTGGGTTGGTGAAGTTTTCTTTATTAACGACACCATTAACCCGCCTATGTATTTTGGTCCAAACCAGACTGAAATCTATCTTTATGACCATGCCCCCAACAACTACGTTTGGAATTACGAAACCACGTTAGGCACTACTGCTGTGCAAGCTGGTTTTATGAGAGCTTATTCCTCTCCCAACGTAGGCAACATCCTAGTTGCGGGTAACCTGACAAAGACCAACGGCGGCACTGTCACCAACTATCCGACTACCATTCGCTGGTCGCAAGCATTTGCCAATACTGGTGTTCCGGCTACTTGGGCTCCAACATACAGCAATATTGCCAACGAACAAGAAGTTGCTGTTCGCGGTCCTTTAATTGACGGCTTTTTCCTTGGCGCTAACTTCTATATGTGTAGCTATTGGGATACGATCATCATGTCCCCGATTGCTTATCAAAGCTCTGTTGCACCTGTATTTTCAGTTGCTCCTTTCAGCAAAGGCCGTGGCCTCCTCAACCAAAATTGCTGGGCTAACGTAGATACCGTTGTTTATGGTGTAGACGCCCGTGACATTTGGATGTTTGACGGCACACAATTTACACCTTTGGGCAATCAGCGTGTCAAAAAGTATTTTTACGCTAATTTAAACCCTTCGTACTTTGATCGTGTCTTTGTTGTCAATAACTCACAGAAGTATCAGGTCGAGATTTACTACCCAGATTTAACGTCTTCAGGCTGGTGCAATAAGATGATCTCTTATCGTTATGACCTGCAAATCTGGAATGCCCCTAAAACCGTTCAAAACGCCTGTATGGGTTGCGAATCTCCTGTCTTGACATCAGGGCAGTTCAACCTTGCTTCGCGCTGTGTAACGTATGCTCAAGGCGATACATCCGGCTCGCAACTTGTTCAAACTGGTATTGGCACATCCTTCAATGGTTCTGCCATTAATTCTTTGTTCCAGCGTGACAATATTGCTATGGCTGACGAAAAAGGTCCTATTCCTTACAGCAGCAAGATTTACACCCACCGTTTGCTTCCTGAAATTGCAGGTTCTGGCACTATTAACATTACTGTTGGCGGCTCTGATTCGATCTCACAGAACCCTTGGTATGGGGACGCTGGAACGCTTGTTCTTGGTACGGGCTCACCTTGGGTAGCCACCACACAAAACAACGTGCGCTTGGCCTCTATTAAGGTGCAATCAAACGACACTACATCCGCTTGGAACTTGACGGCCATGAACTGGCAGATTACCAAGACTGAGGACGCTTTCTAATGGCATACAACATAGCGTCAAATGCCTCAACATCGCAGATTACAGGGGCGGTTAACTACATCCTAGCTAACTTCAATGGCAGCATGAATGCCAACCAAGTTACAGGTGCTGTTACTGGTCCGGGTAATACGATTCTGAGTTATTTATACCAGTACATGGATGTCATGTACGCACAAAGCTATGACGGCTCTATAGGGTTTAGTCCTTCTCCTACCAACGCTACATATTATGGTTTGCGTAACACCAATGTTGTAGGCGAAGACACCAACTATACCGACTATGTTTGGTATGCCACTACAGGGTTTGGTACTACTAATTTTCTTTGGTATAACGTCACTGGTGGCCGCGCTATTCGCTTTGTGGTGGCCGCAACTGCCCCGTCACCTTACTATACCCAAGTACAAGACAACACCCAGATCAATCTGGACATTCTGTCAGGCGTAAATACCACTAAGGTATCCATCTATATTTGGGGCACATCTACAGCTCCTACCCGCCCAACTACTACGTCTATCTACACATGGGCAACGGGTGTTGTATCTAATGTTCCTAGTGGCTGGTCTGTAACGATTCCCTCCAATAGCACTGCTGGAGCTGTTTTATGGTCTATTACTATAAACCTTGTCAGCAACAATACCCAAGCCACGTCAGTCTTGGATTGGACCAATACGGCAAATCCTATTGTGTCAACGTCCAGTATTGGAACGCCCGGTGCTTCAACTTTTGTAGTTATCCGTACAGCCTATGACGGTAGCCCTCCAACCAATGCTGAAGTCATTGCTGTTATTGGCCGCTATCCTGTAGCCGGTGACATTTGTACTCTTAACTACAACGCTGGCAATAACTCTGAAGTATTCAAGTACAGCGGTACATCTTGGGGGTTATTCCAAACTTACATTACAGGCGACCTGATTGTTTCTAACTCAATCACTGCCTCAAACATTAATTCCAATGGTCTGACCATCCGTGATTTGTCGGGCAACATCTTGCTTGGTGTTGGCAATCCACTTAATTACACCAACATTACGCCTTCAAGTAATTGGATAAATAGCAACATCACACTCAACTCTAATGGCACTTTGTCTGGTGCGGGAGGCGGTGCTGTAACTATTGGTGGTTTAGGATTTACTGGCGCATTAAATGCCAATTACACCTATGTCGATGGCTCTGGCAAGATTCAAGGCGTAGGTAGTGGTGCTGGTACAACCGTTGCTAATAATGCTATTTCAATAATTTCTGGTGCTATCCAAGGTATTGGTACAGGTTCTGGAACAACTATTGATAACACCCTGATTACATTAAGTAGCAATGGTCAAATTATTGGTGGCGGTGGTGGTCAAGTAACCCTTGGCGGTCTTGGTTTTACAGGCTCCTTAAACGCAAACTACACTTATATTGATGGATCAGGTGCTTTGCAAGGCGTTGGCTCTGGCGCTGGCACTATTGTTGACAACCATCAAATATTTATTACAAGTGGTTTGATACAAGGCATTGGTACTGGTAATGCAACTCCTGTTGCTAATGCTCTTATTACCATTAATTCAAATGGCACACTGTCAGGTGCTGGTGGCGGCTCTGTAACTATTTCTGGTCTTGGCTATAACGGTTCTTTATACGCTACACAAAACAACGTATATATCCAATCTACTACGCCAAGCAGCCCACAAAACGGTGATATTTGGGTTAATACCGCACCTACTCTGCCGGTTACATATCTTTACTCTGGTGGCGCATTTCAGACAGCAGCTTCTTACGGTGCTACGTTTGGCACAAACATTACAGGCCAGATTACCGCATCTAACGCTTCAACATACATTGCAAGCGCTGCTATCGGTTCTGCTCAGATTGGTGTTTTGTTGGCTGGCAATATTGGTGCTGGTCAGATTGACGCTACCAAGATAAACGTATCAAACCTCAGTGCTATTAGCGCCAACATGGGCACGATTACAGCCGGTACATTGGCTGCTGGTACTGTCATTGCAGGTGCTTTGTCTAGCGCGACAGGTACATTTGCTGGTTCTTTGCAAGCAGCCAGTGGCACGTTTACAGGTTCATTGACTGCTGCTACTGGTACATTTGCAGGTAATTTGTCTGCTGCTGGCGGTACATTTACTGGCTCATTGTCAGCGGCCACTGGTACTTTTGCCGGTTCGTTGTCAGCCGCAACTGGAACTTTTGCAGGATCATTAAGTGCCGCAACAGGTTCTTTTGCTGGAACTGTTTTAGTTGGTAGCTCTCCTGCAATTTCAGGAACCACAATGACGGGTTCTGGAGCTGTTATTAATTCCAATGGCACTTTTGCATTAGGAACAGCGGCTCAGAATTTAACTTACAACGGAAGCACAATTAAGTTAAATGGATTTGTAAGCGCAACAACATCATATACTTCAAGTTATGGAATTTCTTCCAGTGGTGGTAATGCGCTTTCTTTTACAAATAGCAGTGCAAATGTTGGTCAAGCGCTAGTAACAATTTACGGAAATTTATCTGTACAAGGTAATACCGTAACTATTCCAACAAGTGTTAATACAACATTTTATGGTTACGCAACTGGAGTTGCATCTGCTGGGGCACAAGCCGGTCAAAATGTTAGTTTAGTTCCCGGTATGACAAGTGTTACAAATAACACTTATTCTGTAAGCATTCCTTTTAGTGTGTCTTTTTTAGTAACTTTTTCGTCTAGCGGAAGTTATAACATTGGGTTAAACATTGGCAGTATTGTTTTTAGAGATGCAAACAATAGCTTAATTACTCCTAGTTCATTTTCTGCCTCTGTTACATACAACTCTGTTCTTTATCAGCCTTTGTTAAGTTAAGGATTATTTATGGGTCAGCCTACAATGTCACAATCCGGTGGAGGTCAAGGTAAAGGCGCTCCTTCTGGTATTGCCACTAATTCAACTAATGGTTCATCTAGTGTAGGCGGCTCACCCGGCGGTAAAGGTAACATTACTTATCCCGGTCAAAGCGGTCAACCTGCTATGGGACAAGCCAGTCAAGTAAGCCAACAAAGCCATGCTATTGGAATGCCTAATCCTAGCCAACAAAATAATCCACCTAATCAATATCAGAATACAATACAACCTTGGAATGTTTCAGGCATGACAGGCCAAAACACCAACAGTTTCCAAGCAGGAAAAGGGAAGGGTCGCTAAATGGGTATCGGTAAATCTTCGGGTAGTCAGAGTACCCAATTAACTCCTGAACAAACACAGGCGCTACAGGCGCAAACTAACTTCTTAACGAATACGATTTTCCCTGCCTATCAGAATACTATTTCTGGCGCACAAAACGTATACAACCAAGTTAATCCTAACGCTACCAACGCTGCCAATAACGCTATTAACGTAGCAAGCCAAACTGGTCAATTGCAACAAGGTGTTGGCACTAGCGCTCTTACTAGCGGTACTGCTGGTCAGCAAAACATGGCCGCTTACCAACAAGGTCTTGGTCAAGGTTTGACCGGCTCTGGCGCTTCTGCTGTTGGTAACGCACAAAACATTCTTAACGCTACAGGTTCTGGCCTAATTAACTCTGGTACTTCTGGTGTAAATAACGCTCAAGGTCTGTTAAGCGGTGCTGGTTCTGCTCTGTTAAACCAAGGTGCTGGTGGTGCTGCTGGCGCTGCTAACGCTTTGAATCAAGCTGGTAACGCTTACATGGGCCAAGGCGCTCAAGGGTCCGGCCAACTTGCTCAATACCAACAAGGTTTGGCACAAGGTCTTACAGGCGGTGGTGCTGGCGGTCTGGGTAGCAATGCTGCCTTCCAAGCTCAAACTGGTCAGCAACTGCAAAACCAAGGTGCTAATACTCTTTCAACATTGTTTAGCCCTCAGTACGAACAACAACAAATTCAAGGTGCTTTGCAAGCTGGTCAACAGTCTGCTATGGATGCCCTTAACGGCCAAAATGCCATGTATGGTGGCGCTGGTGGCCTTGGTTCTGCCCGTCAAGCTATTGCAGATCAAAACTTGCAATCTTTGACAGCACAACGTCAACAACAAGCTGCTGCTAATGCAATGGCTGGTGTTCAACAAAATCAACTGGCAGCATCTAATGCCATGCTTGGCGCTGGTCAATCTAACTTAGCTAATGCTAATTCTGCTTACGGTCAATTGTTGGGCGCTGGTCAAACTGCTGCAAGTAACGCTGGCAATCTGTACTCTAACTTGCTGGGCCAAGGTACTGGTGCTGTTAACAACGCTGGTGGCTTGTATGCGAATATTCTGGGTCAAGGCACAGGCGCTGTAGGTACGGCTGGCGGTCTTGCATCGAGCCAAATCGGTCAGGGCACTAGCGCTGTTGGCGCTGCTGGTAATTTGGGTAGCAACTTGCTGAATGCTGGTCAAGGTGCTAACTCTGCCGCTCAACAAGGTTATGCTGGCTTGGCCGGTCAAGGCACTGCTAACTTGGCAGGAGCTAACCAAGCTGCTGGCGCAAACATTGGCTACGCACAAACGCCTCAAAACACATACAGCAACTACGCATCTACCATCTTTGGTGTGCCTACTGCCAACACTACGCCAAACTTCTCTGGCACTCAAAGCTCTAGCACTTCTGGCAAGGGCAAGAGCCTTGGCGGTAAATAAGGGGATATAAATGGCTGGCTATTACAATCCTACTTTTGGTCAAGATTATTTGGCAGCAAGAGGTATTGGTCCTCAAATGCTTAACACCAATGAAAAAAAAGGTGTTGCTCCTTCTGATTCCGTATCTACACCAGTAAAACCAATTAAAAGCTGGTCTGACGTTGGCGATCAAATTAGCCAACCATTTACAGATCAATTTAATAGTATTTCAAACACTGCTGGCAAAATATCTAATACTGCTAGTCAGCTTGGTCAAGGCAATATGATGGGCGCGGTTAATGCAGCTCGTGGCGCTGCTCCTGCTGCTGCCGCACCTGCTGCTGATGCTGTTACCGATTCAATTCCCGGTGCTGTTGACTATATGAAATCAGTTACCCCGTTATCTAGCGATAGTATTGTTTCTAGTATTGGCGATGCTTTGTCTGGAGGCATGGACGCTCTAGCCGCTTTGTTTGCTTAAAGGAATAAAAAATGCCCGCTATGCCACCTCCTATTGAAATTCAATCTGATCCGGTTGCTCACGTTGACGTTCCTGAAAATAATGACGTTGTTTCGCAAGTACCAAAAGAACTTCCATCTATTGTTAAGGTTTTAACAGGTCAAGGTACGCCAGAAGACAATTTGGCCGCTTCCAATGGCATTCAAAAACAAGCTAATGCAACGCCATATATTCATGAAAACGAGCAAATGCAATTGCCCGGCATGATTGCAAGCGCTCTCAAAGGCGACTTAATGGGTTTGTGGAAATACTATAACGGTGGTCCAGTTCAATATGAACAAGCCCGTGGTGCTGACGGTAAGTTTTATCAAAAAGCATATAACGCTAATGGTTTTAATGGCCGCATTAAAGATGCTGATGGTAAAGAACTAAGCCAAGACGAAATACAAGCATTAAATGATAAAGGCGGTGTATTAAGTGGCCGTGATGCTGCTATTCTTAAAGGCGCTAATTACGATAACTTGAATGTTATTCAGAAAGCAGTTCGTGATGGTGCTTTGACTCAATCGCAAGGTGCTTATGCAAATTCCTTAGCCTCTGCTCGTTCAAGCACTGCTATTCATAATCTTGCACAACAGATTATTAATACAACTGAATCGATTAAGAATCCTAAAGCTCTTAATGCTATTGCAAATCTGAATCCTGACCAACGTGCTTTATTATTTAAATACGTTACCGATTTCAAAACTGCTGGTCAAAGTAAAGGACAAACTTCAGGATTTGGAACAAGCGCTAACGCTAATAACAATCAAGCAAATAGCCTTAGTGCAAATGGCGGTATAACAGGAAATGTTCCCGGATCAGTAGCTCCTATTGCTGGAGGCGGTAATGGAATTGGTGCTAATGTTGGCGTTGGGGTTAACAATACTGCTCAAAATAGTTTTGGCACTAACGCTTCTCAACAAGCTGGTACTACACAAAGTCAACAACAAGGCAATCAAGCTCAAGCAACAATAGCATCTCAAGTTAATGCTTTGACTGCTGGCGCTATGTCTCCAGAAGACTTCCAGCATTTTGTTCGTTTGCAAGAACTAAACGATCAATTGAAATTAGCTAACAGTAAAGTTCCACAAGATTCTTTTGCGCCCGGATATACACCTGCTGCTGACGTAGATGTCACTATGGCTGGTCGAGATAACATCTTGAAAGCTATGGTGCAACATCAAAAAAATGCTGCTCTAAATGCGGCTTTTGCAGATAAAGTAAATCGTGATTGGCAAGAAATGGGTCGTACAGGCCAAGTAAAAGATGGCGTAACAATGGCTAATGAATTTGCTAACTCTGACCATGCAAAAGGAATATTTAATTCTTACAATGAAAAAGAATTGCAAGATTTAAGTGGCATTAACCGTATTCCGGTTGAAGAGCGTGCAAAACATATTCGACCTAAAAAAGCCGGTTTGCCATACGTTGACATTACAACTAACAAACTAATTACACAATAAGAGGCTATATGGCAGATATTAGTAATATGACTGATGCAGAATATCAACAATATCTGCAACAACAATCTGGTTTAAATAGCCCACAAGCGCCTGTTGCCTCTCAATCAGCACCCGCGCAAACTACAGCACCTGCTGCAAGACCTGCTGCCAAATCTGCTCCTGTAGCACCTCCTGCAAGTACTAGTATATCTACTGGGTTTAATGGCGCAAATCCGCAAGCTGACATGAGTCAAGCCATGCAAAATGTAACTGGCGCTGTTACTCAAGGGCAAACTGAAATGGCTCCTAATATGCCATTCCCTCAAGCTAAGTCGCCTAATTCTGATATGTATTCGCTGGCAACACCTTATGCTGTTGGCGCTGGTGGTCTACTTGCTGCTTTGTATGGTGGCAAGAAAGCTTTGGACCTTTTTGGCAAGAAAAAAGAAGAAGAGGGTACTAAGGTAGAACCCACAATGGAGGCGCAAGAGTCTCACGAAGACTACATGAAACGCATGGAACGTGAAGAGCGTTTGCACCAAGTGCGTCTTGCTAAAGCTAAAGCTGACGAAGCCGAAGCAAAGATTCAAGCAACACAAGCAGCTCCTGCTCAACAAGCTCCTGTACAGCCTGTATCTCAAGAAGAAGAGATTGCTGCCTTGTTACAGAAAAAGCACCCAGAAGTGGCTAAAGCTTTGCGTGAAGGCCGTGTATCAATTGCTGATGGTAAAGCTATGGCAGCCGCCGCAGAGGCTCCTAAACAAGCAGCACAAGCCACAATTGCTACCCAACAAACACAACCTATGGCTAATGCTGGACAAGCTCCTGCTACTGCCGCTCCTGTTGAACAAGCACCGCTACAAGGTGCTACACAAGCACAACCTGTAACTGCCGCTACTGAAGCTGGTGGTCAAGCAGCCACTGTAGATCAAAACGCTCCTAAGTCAAAAACCGAAGCGCCTAAAGTAGGTGTTGCACCTGCCACCGAACTGACTACTGGTTCTGGTATGCCAGCATATCAAGGCACTGGTGAACCCGGTTTGCGTAAGAAAGAAATGGCTGGCTTGCATGAGCTTGGAAAAGATTTTGCATTTATTCCAAACGGCCAAAATATGGACATCTTGCGTAATGCAATCGGCCAAGAAAATTACACAAAACTGCTAAAAGAGTCAGGCGGTTTTCCTGCAACGCCGCAACAAGCTTATGAGCAAGCTAGAGAAATTAATAAAAGTTTAGGCCGCGATAGTCGTTCTGTTGCTAAAGAAGCAGGTAAAGAATTAGGCGAAACAACATCATCTATTACCAAGATGGTTGGTAAGAACAAAATGGTGAAAATGGGTGGCGTTGCTGGCGCATTGATTTCATTGGCAGACTTGGCTAAAGCATCTCCTAATGAAAGTGCTGAATCAGCCGGTGAAAGCGCTATGAGTATGTTGCCTCCAGTTGCTCAACTTGCTACCTATAGCAAAGAAGCTGGCGCACCTACGCTAGATACTGGCAGCGTGTTTGAACGTAATCCTAAATTGCAGGAATTAGAATCAATTCGTCCCGGTTTTAATGAAGCTCTGAAAAACTTTGCTACCTCCAAAGAAGGTAATCAAAAATCAATTAATGAGCTAATTAATAATCCTCCAGAAGTATTTACTGAAAGAGAAAAGTTACAATCAGAAATGCAAAAACGCTCTGGACGGGGCGGTCGTATTTCTGGGGCAATAGCACCACCATCTAGGAAGTAATCATGTCTGATATGCAAACATTCATTAATCTTTTTGGCGGTGGCGCTTTGTTCTGCCTTGGCTGGTTCGCTAAAGAACTATGGGATGCTGTCAAAGATTTAAAGCTTGATCTTGCCAAATTACGCGAAGAGCTTCCAAAAGAATACGCCATGAAATCAGATATGCAAATTCTGTTTGACAAGATTGACGCCAAGCTTGATCGACTCATGGACAAGCTCGAAGCCAAAGCAGATAAATGAATGTCTTTACGAAACTTTACGATCTAATCACGGGTAAGGACAACCAAACCCTTGATTTAGGTCGTGTTTCATGGGCTATAAGCATACTTACTGTCATAGGACATTCATGTTGGTCAGCTTATAATAAGGTGGCTGTTGACCTTTTTCAGCTTGCATCCGCTCTTTCTGCTGTTGCTGCTGCTCACGGTGTGGCTCTTGGTATGAAGGCTAATACTGAACCGGACAAAAAATGAATGAAGCATTGAAATTTGATAGAACTGGATTGGATTTAACCGAAACGAGCGAAGAACTTCGTTTAGAAGCCTATCCTGACCCTGCTACTGGCAGTGAGCCTTGGACTATTGGCTGGGGTCATACTGGTCCAGACATCCATAAAGGCATGAAAATCACACGTTCTGCTGCTGAGATGTATCTCATGCAAGACATTGAACGTTGTGAGACTGCTATATACGGACTTGTACAAGTTCCGCTTACACAATATGAGTTTGATGCCCTTGTTGACTTTATTTTTAATGTTGGCGTAGGGCATTTCAAGTCTTCATCATTGTTGAAATATATTAATGAAGGCAACATGGCCGAGGCTGATGCTGAGTTTCAGAAATGGGATAAAGCAAATGGTCGAGT